ATGCGCTTGAGAACATGAAGGAGTTGCTTGTCCTCTATAAGAAGGTGATAGGAAACTATCGCCCATTACTTGATGGTGAACGCTATTTGACGGACAGGGAGGTAGCCAGTATTCTAAAAGTCAGCAGACGAACGCTACAAGAATACCGTAATGATGGTGTGCTACCTTATATATTATTAGGTGGCAAGGTGCTTTATCGTGAGAGTGATTTGGAAAGGGTTCTGGAAAGTTTCTATCATCCAGCATCTAAACGATAGTGAAAAAGAAATATCTTGCAGCGGTTCAGTGGTTCGTGTGCTGATGGAATATAACGCAGAAAGACGGATGACAGACTTCGCTAATCATTCGTCTTTCTGCTTTGAGGTTATGGGCCGCTGTACTCTATGCCATCTTACAGTCTTTGAACGATGCGTTGAGTTTATTGCCAAGCATCGTCAGGTCGTTGTCGAGTTTCTGGCTTGTGATGCGGGCGTAAATCTGCGTGGTCACGATATTGGTGTGTCCCAATACACGGCTCACGCTCTCGATGGGCATACCCTTTGAAAGCGCCAAGGTTGCGAACGAGTGTCTGCCACAATGGTAGGAGATGGCTTTCTCTATGCCACAGGCGGTCATCACCGTTTTCAGTTTTTTACACATCGACCAGTAATTCATCTTGCCGAATACCAGCTTGTCTTCCTGTAGGTGCTTGTAGCGGTCGATAATCTGCAAGGGAACCTCCATCAGCTTCACCTGGAAGGGGATGTTGGTCTTGTGTCGCTTGCTGATAATCCACTTGTCACCGTTGATGTCCACGATGTTGTCTGTCGTCAGGTTCTTCACGTCGATGAACGAGAGAGCGGTGAAGCACACGAACACAAAAATGTCACGCACGAAGGCCAGATCGTCATCCTCGAACTCATGGGTTACGACAGCCTTCAGTTCATCCTCGGTCAGAAACTCTCTTTCCTTGCAGTTGGGGCTAATGTGGAACTGGGCGAACGGGTTACGGGGAATCTTACCGTTGTAGTGCGCCCTCAGCACAACACCTTTCAGCCACATACACCTCTGCCAGATTGTTCCATTAGCCAGTCCTCGGTCTGTGCTGAGGTAGGCGGCGAAGTCCTTGATAAACTCTGGCGTCAGTTCCAGCATTGACATGTCAGTGCGACGATAGTGCGACTGGATGAACTCTGCCACATCCTTACGCGAACGCTCCATAGCCCAAAGCGTGCTTGCAGCCCTGTCCTTACCCACACGTTTCTTCTGGTTGGCAATGTCCTTATCAAATGCACTCAGCAGCGTTTCGTACTCGCTGCCGAAACCCTGATAGGAGTTGCGCACCATCTCTGCCGTCACGAAAGCCTCTCGGTCTGACAGGTGCTGATAGTGCTTGATGATCTGAGCCTTGATGTTATCCAGTTCGCGGTTGATCTGCAATGCCTCCTTACTGCGGCCTTTGGCACAATTGCCTTTCACGTCCCACATGTCAAGCGGAATTGTCTTCTTACAACTGAACTGCGATTGCGTCCCGTTAATCGTCACCCTGCCCATCACAGGCACCACACCGTTCTTCTCCTTACTCTTGTTCACATAGAACAGAATGTTAAAAGTACTTCTCATGTTTCTTACTCCTTTTTTAATTTTGGCTGCAAAACTACTATTTCTTTTGGCATCCATCGCTATGCAAAATATAGCAGTTTGCGGAATAAGAAACGAGCATTAAAGGACGGTGAAAGATGCGCCATTCTGCCCCGATTTGCGTTATCAATAAAGGAAGATTAACCCGCCTCAGAACCCATCTTTCGGGTTACGATTTGGCAACCAAACTCCTTCACTAATCCTCCCCAATTTGCTTTTAGCCCCAAATTGAACTTCTTCATTCTTCCCCGTCTTGCCTTTATTTTAGGCTGAATTGCGTTAATCTTCCAAAATCGCTTCGCTTTTACAAGCTTTTTTCTTAATTTTGCAGCGGAATCAATAAAAGAATTGGGTTATGACATCATTTGCATTAAACAATTTGTGGGCATATCTGCAGGGGCTTTCGCTCTCGCAGGCCGATCGAGAGTGGTTGGCCAACAAGTTGATTATGCCCAAGGAAAACGACTTGGTTACCAATGATAATGCTCGTAGACGAAGCATTAAAAAAATTCAGTGGCGACTTTGGAGGCTCTGCTGATGCTATGACTGTAGCAGAAGAGCTTAGACAAGACGCAGGAATATGTTCATAGCTGCCACAGCCCTTGAAGAAGATCTCATTCTCGTTACAGGCAACGTCAAACACTTTGAACGAATTCCAGGACTGAAGATTGAGAACTGGATGACATAATAATAAGTTTTGCTCCCGAAAATTATTTCGGGAGCAACTTATTTTCTACATTGTTACAATAAAGGCATATCCCCTTGCTAAATTTCTCCCACCTTTCTAATATTAAAGTAGGCAGAAAAACAAAAATGTTACAACCTTTTTATAGATTTATTTGCACAATCCAAATAAAAGCATTATCTTTGCACCGAAAATATAAACATAATAGTCCAATAAGTGCTGCTATAGCACGGAGGACATAGAAAGATTTTAATGGTTAAGGTTTATGGTTGATTAATTTAGTTTTTTAAGTAATTATTTGAGGGGAGCCAACAGTGATGTTCGCTCCCCTATTATTTGAATCAAAGAGTGTCAGACACTTCGTAACAATCCATTGACTCACGGATAATGCGACAAGTTTCACGTTTATACGCTAAACGATCATACTCTTCGCCTCGACACATAAAACAACTACATGGCGTTCCTGTTGAACGATAGACCTGAGCCCAATGTATTTTCGCCAATTCAAACCAATGCAGAGGGATATGATGAGTACCATCTGCATAATAACATTCACGCTCGAACGATGCGTAATAAATCATACGAGCCTTAAACACTCGGAAGCCCTGCTTCCGTCTCCAAAGTTTTGTTCTTTTTGTTTCCATCATCTCTTTGTATTAAAGTGATTATGTGATGGAAACTCGCTTTGGTGAAATACAATGTGTCCATAATTATTCGCTTTATTGTTTTATGACGTAAAAGCAAAAAACATGCCAAACATCAACTATTATTATCATTGCACCAGTACCTACGGATACAAAACAGTTCCGAATATACCGCTTATGACACACACAAATACTATGTAACGCTAGCTAGCCATACAACAAAGGCAACAAATAGGGCAATTACAACTATTATAAAAATGCGCTCCGGCCAAGTCATGGGGCCAACAGCCTCCTTATATTTTTTCCAATTCTCATCAGCCTGAGCCTTATCGACTGAGGCAACCATTTTGGAGCCAGCCGACTTAATGACAGTTACTATCAGGAAAATGATAAGTGCTAAACCTATCAGAAGACCTGTCTCTGGAGATGTAATGAAGTACCACATATATAAAATACTATGTAATCATGGCCAAACCAAAAGCCACAGCAACTATAATAGCAATCAGGATGACAGAAACGAGGCGTTCCTCCCACGTCATCGGTCCGACCTGTTTTTTAAACTCCCTCCACGTCATGGTCTTTGTATGAGAATGCCATCATAACCAAATTCTTTTCTTACGTGCCCCAATTGTTACGTTTATTTTAACATAAAATCTATGTCCTTGTATTTTTCCTTTAGTTTGTTATATTCTTCACGCTCCTCATCCATTGCTTTCTCAAGGATTACAATATCATTGTTTTCAAGCGCTTTATTAATAACAGGTTCATATCTTTTGCTAATTTCCAAGAATTCTCCCCCATACTCTTCACGTCTTTTCATATAATACTCTTTCTTTTCCGATGGTAGCGTATTGAGGAACTCGTTTAGTAGTTTTCGTTTCTCTTCACGATATATTTTATACTCTTCTTCAAAGTTTTCATACTTCCAATCAAAGTATGCTTTGCACTTGACGGGATCATTTAATGTCTCAACGTCAATCTTGTTTGGTTGTAAAAATCTCAAGTCCTTCATTTTATATTACGGATATCTTTAATTGTTTTCCATCACTATCTTTCGCTCCTCGTCTGTCAAGCCATAAAGGTCGAAAACTCGTTGATCTATCTCGTTGTCCGTAGCCTTTATCTGTTCTGAGAGTT